GTTCGCATCGCGCCCCATCGAAAATCGCGCGCCTAGTTTCTGAAATCGGGTTACGACCACCATGCGTAAGTCACACGTGCAGACGATGCGGGAACTGGCCGCGGCCGTCGGGCTGAGCCGGCAGGCCCTATCTGAGCGACTACACGGCGACCCGCGGCACGCGCCCAAGCCTACCGCCAAGGGGCACGACGTGGCCAAGTGGCGGCTGTATCTGGCCCGCGTGGGCGTGCAGACGAGGGACATACGAGACAAGGCCGCGCAGCAGACCAAGGGCCAGGCGGAGTTGAAGGCCGAGAACCTGCAGTTGAAGAACGAGCTGCTGAAGATCGACATCGCGGAGGCTGAGGGCCGGTTGCTGCCGCGCGAGAAGTACCTGGGCGACCTGACGACGCTGGGCGTGGTGTGCCGCAACGGCGTGGTGAACTGCGGCGACCGGCTGAAGGCGATGGGGCTGAGCGACGCCCAGCGCGCAGAGGTGGACCGGTCTGTCGCGGAGACGCTGGCGGCGATGCGGCGCGAGGTGTCGGCGGTGAAGTGGGATACTGGGAAGGAATCTAAGAAATGGGACCTGAAATGTCTTCCAGGATCTGCGGGCTGAACATCGCGAACGGCGTATGCGAACCACTACCGTTGCGCGGATTTCCTGCCGGCAAGGCGCGGATCAGGCAGCGGGCGGCCGTGCAAGCGCGCTGGGCCAAGGCCAAGCGCGCCAAGAAGCGCAATGCAAGTAAGCCCAACCATGCTTATCCGTCCGCCGGTACGCATAACAAACCGTGACCACGCTGGAGACCATACTGGCCGCCCTCACGCCGATTGAGCGGCAGAAGCTGCGCGACTTCGCCGAGTCGTCGATCATCCTGCCCGCAGATTACAAGTGCCCGCCGCACATGCGCGGACGCTACTCCATGGCGCGGCACTACCTGGCGCACGAGATCGTCGAGATGGTGGACGTCCACAGCGTCCGCGAGATCACTATCATCAAGCCGGTGCAGTGGGGCATGTCGCAGAACATCTTCCTGCCGGCCGCGCTCCGCGCGCTCTACTGGGGGCTGTCCGTCATCTACGCCACCTATGAGCAGTCCCAGTCGGAGGCGTTCCGCGTTGAGCGGTTCCTGCCCCTGCTGCGCGCGTCACCCGTATTCGCGGGAATGGACATCAGGGAGCGCGAAACCGAGGCGTACCTGAGCAACGGCGGTATGCTGACCTACATCCACAACCGGTCGAAGGGCGGTGTCGAGTCGCGGTCCGCGGCCATCGTGCTGGCCGACGAATTCGACAGCTACGAGCCCGAAGTCCTGGAGCGACTGCGCGGTCGCCTGACCCAGTTCGAGCAGGCCGGCGCGAAGCTGATCAAGGGCAGCGCGCTGAAGCCGAACAGCAAGAAGATCAAGCACGAGGGCGAGGTCTACACGCCGGCCACGCTGGAATACCGCGACAGCAGCCGCGCCACTCCGCACATAGTGGATCCCGTAACCGGCCGATTGCACCCGCTGGAATTCGGGTTCCGGCAGGAAGACAAGAGCCTGCCGCCGTGGGGGCTGAAGTGGGCACCCGACGCGCGCCGGAAGGACGGCACGTGGAGCGAAGCGCGGATCGCGGAGACGGTCCACTACGTCACGCCGGACGGCAGCACGTTCGGAGAGTCTGACCGTGATCGCCTGATGGCCGCGGCGCAGTGGGTCCACGCGGTGCCGGATAAGAAGCCCATCCACCCGGGCTACAAACTCAACTGCATGTGGATCGCGCAGAAGTCTTTCGCCTCGATCGTGTTCGGGTTCCTGCGCGCCAAGCGGCAGGGCGGCGAGGTCTACCGGACGCACATGCTGGAAAACTGGTGCGAGGTTCCGTGGATGGAGAAGGTCGAGATCACCGACAAGTCACTCGGCTACCTGCAGGGACTGCACGAAAAGGGCCAGGGGCTGCACGATTGCGGGGACTACGCCGAGGCGTTGAAGAAGTGCCTGCGGGCCAACGTGATGGCGTCCGACGTGCAGGCGGCCCACAACGGGCTATGGTGGCTCGACTGCGACCTCTACGACACCCGCGCCGTGCCGCAGGACCTGCGCGACAAGTTCGGCTTTGGCGACGAGGTCACGATCAGCGTCCGCGACTGGGGCCACCTGTTCTCGTTCCTCGACCTGCACAACGCGAGCCTGCGGGTACGCGCGCAGCATGTGGGCATGGACTGCAATTACGAGGTCCGCCGTGCGGAGTGCTATCAGGCGTGCCTGGAATACCAGTTCGTTCCGATCGTCGGCCGCGACAAGTCCAACTTCTCCATGCCGTGGGAGGCGCAGCAGATCGACCCGATGGCAGGCAAGCGCGGGGCCCGTTCGCCGCTGACCCAGCTGATGTTCCAGACGGACCCGATCAAGTTCAACGTGTTCGACCTGCTCAACAAGCGGTGGTCGGCCGTGCGGCTGCTGCTGCCGCGGCAGGTCGACGAGACGCTGGTCTCGCACCTGAAGGCGGAGAAGCTGATCGACGACGAGTTCGTCGAGGTCTCGCGCGATAACCACCTGCTGGACTGCCTGGTCTACATCGTCCTGCTGGCCAAGTACCGCGGGCTGATGCCCGCCTAGCCTACCCGATACAAAACGCCAGACATGTGAGGAAATCACATGGCCGGCGAGCACTACAGCGACCTGAAGACACCAGGCGAGATGGCGGCCATTTACCAGACCGCCCTCATCGCGTTCGACACCCAGCCCATCCAGTCCTACACGCTCCCGACCGGCGTGTCCGTCACTCGCTCCGACCTGCGCAGCCTCCGCGAGGCCTACGAATACTGGCGCAAGATGGCGCACCGTGCGGACTTTGGCATGACCACGGTCGTTGTCCAATCGGGTGCGCAGTGAGCCTGCGCCTCGACCGCTACGAATCCCGCGACGGCATCATGGTGCCAAAGGCGCTCGGCTATGACGTCGTCATGCCGAACCCGAACCGGAAACAGGTCGGCATCTCCACATGGACCATGCCGGTCGACGAGGACCGTCTGGTCGGTAGCTGGGACCTGACCCGCATCCGCATGGAGTGCAACCACGCCGTGCGCAACCGGCCGTCCGCCCGCGCCATCCACGACCGCCTGATCGACGGCGTTGTGGGCACCGAAGGCATCCGACCGGAGGCGGCCACCAGCGACGACAAGTGGAACAAGCTGGCCGACGACTACATCACCGAGGCCGCCAAGATCATGGACTACCGGCAGCGCATCAAGTCGCTGGCCGAGTACCAGGGGTTGATCACCCACCACATGATTACCGACGGCGCGCTCTACATCATCCTGCTCGAAAACGGACAGACCCAGCCGATCGAGGCCGACCGCGTTTGCACCCCCGAGGATATGAGCACTGACCCTACCGTCGTCAACGGGGCGAAGGTAGGCCGCGGCGGCATCGTCCTGGGCTGGTACGTGTGCGACCGCGGGCCGAACGGGTTCGTCGATCGCCAGAAATACGAGTACGTCGAAGCCAGGGACATGATCGTTGTCGGCAACCCGTTCCGCGTCGATCAGGTTGCCCCGCTGCCCATGCTGCTGCCTGCCCTGGCCAAGCTGATCGACCTCGACGAGATGGAACAGCAGATGCTTCTGAAGGCCAAGCACGAGGCCAAGCGGTCGTTTGCGTTCTACAGCGACTCCGCCACCGGCGGAGCTGGCACCATACCGGATCGCCTCGCCGGGTTCGTCACATCGGCAGGCACCACGAACCAGCGCGGCCTGACCTACGAGCAGGTCAACGGGCTGGAAATCTACTACCCGACCACCCGCGAGAAGCTGGACAACCTGGAGCCGAAGAACCCTGGCGCCTACCACATCGAGTACTGCGAGCAGGTGTTCGGCGAGTGCTGCGCGGCCGTCGGCATCGCGCCTGAGTGGGTGCTGCTGAAGTACTCGACCTCCTACATCGCGAGCCGCGGCGCGCTGGTCTCGACCGAGCCCACCATTCAGCGTGTGCAGGGCACGATTGAGGTCAAGTTCATGCAGCGGTGGCGCAACTGGCGACTGGCCAAGGCCATCAAGGCGAAGGAACTCCCGCCCGCCCCGCGTGACGAGCGCGGCATGTCCGAGTGGTACCGCTGCTACTGGCACGCCCCGCCCATGGTCGCACTGGACCGGCAGAAGGAGGCCGACGCGGACCTGGCCGAATGGATGGCCGGCAAGAGCTGCCTGGACGACGCGCAGCGCCGGATCGGCTCAAACTTCGAACGCACGCACCGGAAGCGCCTGAACGAGGCCATCCGCATCGTCAGCGACGCCAAGGCGAACGGCGTGCCGCTCTACATGCTCGCCCCCACCCCGCCGAACCAGGGGAATCCCGAGCCGATACAAAGCGGCGGAAATGAGAAGGAATGAGCAAGCGCCGACAGATCGCCTCGCCGTTCGACTCATCGCCGTTCGCCATGCGCGAGGGTGAGGTTGAGCCGTTGCTGCGCGCCCGCGCCGCGGTGACGATGCGCGCCGACTACATCGACGAGCTCCTTGAACTGGAGCGCGAGGCCCCCGAGTTGAGCGTACAGGGCGGCGTGGCGGTCATCTCCGTTCATGGTTCCATCGGCTACGGGCTGGCGGAGTGGGAGAAACGGTACTGCGGCATGGTCGACGCGGTTGACGTGGCCGCGCTGGTCGACCAGGCCCTCACCCGCGGCGACGTGCGGGCCATCATGCTGCACGTCTCCTCGCCCGGCGGAACCGTCATGGGCATGAGCGAAACCGCGTTCAAGCTCTACGCGGCCCGCGCGCAGAAGCCAGTCGTGACATTCGCCCGCGGGTACATGGCCAGCGCAGCCTACTGGCTGGGCGCCCAGGCGACCGCCGTCTATGCGACCACGTCCTCGCTGGTCGGGTCCATCGGCGTTTACTCCGCCATGTGGGACACGTCCAAGGCCGCCGAGCAGGCCGGCTATGCGCGCATCCTGGTTTCCAGCGCGCCGCGCAAGGGGCTGCCGCAGTCGGGCATGAAGATCGACGACGCGCAGCTGGCCATGATCCGTGAGCGGGTAGAGGCCTACGCGAAGATGTTCGTCGACGATGCCCAGCGCGGGCGGTCCGGCACGATTGCGGCGAACGCATTTGACGGCGGCGAGTGGATCGCCGCGGAGGCCGCCGAGCGCGGCCTGATCGACGATGTGATCGACAACGAGGCCGACGCCATCGCGTCGGCCCTGGAACTCTGAGGCGATACAAAACGCCGGAATTGTGACGGCAGGCCAACGGCCAACGAGATACGGAGAAGCACACGATGAAGACGTTCAGCCAGATGTCCATGACCGAAAAGCTCAAGTACATGGCTCGAAAGGGCGGTATTGGTGAGCCCGTGAGCGCCGACGAAATCCTGGCCGTCGAGGGCAAGGCCCCCGCCGCCGCGGCCGCCGCGCCCGCCGCCGCCGTTCCCGCCTCCGCGGTTGAGACGCCCGCCGCAGCCGCCCCGGCCGCCGATGTCGCGGCCCTGCAGGAGCAGATCACCCAGTTGCAGGCCATCGTCACCCACTCCGCCTACGCCGACGCGGTGCCCGGTCGCGCCGCCCCGGTCGCCGAGAGCGCGGCCGTGTCCGTGATCGCCACCGGCGGCGCCGACGCGGTCAACCAGTTCGTCGCCATGTCGAGCCGCGAGAAGACCGCCTTCCTCGCCGACGACAAGAACGTCCGCGCGCTGAATGCCGCCATCGTGGCCAGCCCGCACCGGACCCGGGACATGGCCGGCAACGCCACCATCCCCGCCGTCAAGCTGTCCGCGGCCGTCGCGGCGCAGACCGGGACGCCCACCTTCGACCTGACCGGCCTGGGCTTCGCGGTCATCAGCCGCAAGACCCTGCGCCAGTTCGGCGCCGCGCTCAACCCGATCACCGCGTTCACCACCGACTTCAGCGACGAGGTGGTCGCCGGCGCGAGCGTCACGACCCGCATCTTCCCGCTGGGCACGGGCGCGAAGGAAGTCAACGTCGCCACCGGCTCCGGCGGCCTGGGCGGTAACATCAGTTCGGCCGCGGTGGACACCACCCCGACCCCCGTCACGGTGTACCTGGACGGCTCGACCGACAACAACAGCACCTTCCCGGCCGACGGGTTCGGCATCACGGTGGCCGATCTGCAGCTGATCGCCTCTGGCGTGTGGCCCAGCGTTGCCCTGCAGGGCATGGCCATCAAGACCTACAACGTCGCCAAGGCCATCCTGAAGAACGTCTTCGCACGCCTTACCGCGGCGAACTTCTCGGCCATCCCGAACATCAACGCCATCGACCCCGCGAACGTGGACAGCGACCTGCTGGCCAGCATCGGCGGTGTGCTGAAGCCCCTCGGATTCCAGCCCGGCATGATGAGTATGATCCTTGGCAGTCCGGCTCACACTGGTCTGATCAAGGACCCGACGATCAAGTCGAGCTACAATCTGCAGGTCAATTCCCTGCAGCCCGGCCAGGTGCCCGAGATCATGAACTTCAAGATTCAGGAGGCGACGACCCTGCCCTTCGCCGGGTCCACCCCCGAGAGCGAGAAGCTTATCGGTTTCGCCTGCATGCCGGGCGCCGTGGCGGTCGCGGCCCGGCCGATCGTGGTCGACGCCGGCACGATCGCGCGGGACTTCCTGTACTTCGAAACGATGGTCGATCCGGTGACCGGGTTCCCGGTGACGGTGGCCTGCCAGTGGGACCGCACCCGCTGGGGCTACAACTGGATCGTGCTGACCCGCGCGGGTTCGGCGAAAGCAGACGCGCTCCAGGGCTACCGCCTGGTCAAGCCCTGATCAAACGGCAACTGAGGACGCAACATGGCACGGTATTTCATCCTGAGCGGCGAGACGGCGGACGGTAAGCTCTTTGCTGAGCCGGCCGCCAAGCTGCAGCCGCTGAAGGACCGGGTCAACAAGGCCCGCGCGGCATACGGTGTGGACGGCAAGGTCCGCCTGCGCCGGCTGCAGCTGATGGACGACGCCGGCAACAAGCACGCGGACGTCACGTTCCACGCGCGGTCGCCGGCGGAAATCGCAGCCGAGGCGAAGGCGAAGGCCGATGCCGAGGCGAAGGCGAAGGCCGAACAATCTGAGAAGGAAGCGGCCGACAAGGCCGAGGAGAAGGGGAAGAAGTAGACCATGAAGAAGCTCATTTTCAGCCTGATCGCAGTCGCCGCCATCGCCCTGATCGCTCCAGCTCCCGCACACGCGGCCGGATTCTCCGGTCGCCAGCTGGTCGCCACCTACGCGACGACCAGCACGACCGCGGTCGTGACCAACTCGACCGACAGCTTGAAGGGCCAGGTCGACCGGCTGCGCGTCACCGTCAGCGGCTATGCATCGCCCACCGGCTCCTACGTCATCAAAACGTCCGACGGCCTGGTGCTGGCGACGAACTCCTTCACGAGCGCCACGTCGCTGAACTTCATCCCGCGCGTGAACGCGACCGACGCCACCGGCGCGACGCTGACCGGCACGGCCAGCGGCACGAACGTGACCATCGTCAACAGCGCGGTGGTCCCGGTCAGCTTCGCGGGTCCGCTCAGCCTGTTCATCAGTCGATGCAACGACACCGGCGTGACCGTCACGGCGGACGCGATCTTGATCACGAATTGACCCGGGCCGCTCCTTGGTCCTGGTGAGGCGCCCGGTCGGAAACGGCCGGGCGTTTTCGTTATGGGAATCTTTGACGCCATACCGGCAGACATGGCCGCCATCATCGGCGAGCAGGGCCAGACGTGCGCCATCGGCGAGGATGACGACATCCCGTGCGCGTTCAGCGCGGCCGGCGGCGTGGGCCTCGGTCTGTTCATGGAGCAGGACACATCGCAGGCCCGCGTGCTGATCGCGGTCGCTGACCTGCCGACCGCCTACGCGGATCCCCAAGACGCCGTGGACAAGATACTGACCGGGCCCGACGGTGTTGAGTACCGGATCACCAGGCAGAGCCCGGACGGCCACTCTGGCGCCGTGCTGTTCACGCTTGTGGACCCGACTGGAGCCGTCGGTGAGTGACATCGACCTCACCGGGCTTGTCGTGGATGACTCCGAGTTCCAGATGGCGCTTTCCGCCTACGTCTACGCCTCCAACAAGGAACTGCCCGAGGCCCTGAACAAGGTAGGGCGCGACATCGCACTGCGCACCGCTCAGCAGGCCGGGAAGGCCGACAAGGGCGCGATTCAGCGCGTTGAGGACGACGTGGTCGCGCGCGGCAACGTGGGCAAGTTCGTCTATGTCGCTCAGCAGCTCGGCATGCTGAAGCGGCCGATCGCGTCCGGCAAGGGCTGGCGCCAGCGCGCGACGGCTGAGTTCCGGCGCATGTTTGCCCGCCGGCGTTCGGCCGTCGGCATGGTGGCCGGCGCCTGGGTGAAGGTGGCCAGGGCCATCGAGCGCAACGGCGCCGGGTCGCTAGGCTACTACAAACGCGGCCAAGACGCCGGCAAGGGGTGGGCCAGGCCGGCAACCGCATCCGCTGGCGACAGCGATATAGTGTGTGTCCTGGAAGTCGCTTACGACAACCGGAACAAGTCCGACACGATTATGCTCGGCTTCGCCGCATTGCAGAGGGCGAAGGCGTTCAAGACCGGCGACATGTGGACCTACGTCAGTCGCAAGATGGGCGAGCTGGCCGCCCGCTACTCGGCAAGGGGTGCATGATGAGCGACCCGATCACAGTCGCTGCCTACAACCTGGAGCAGCGTGTCGAGGCTGCATTCGCGCAGCTGATGGCCGACCTGGACCTGGACAACGTCACCGTAACGAAGGCCTGGGACGACTGGGAAAAGCTCAAGGGCAAGGTCATGTCATTGCTGGTCCGGTCGTCTGATCCGGAGGTGGTCGGCGCCGGGTTCACCGGCAACAAGACCATCATCGTCGAGGTGGCGTTCCGCTCACACAAGGGTGACACCAGCGGTGCAGATCACGCGACGCTGGAGGCCGAGGGCGGGGCGCTGCTGTTGTGCTCCGACCTGACCGCCCTGCTGAACGCTCGCGCGACTGGGTTCGTATTCATGGTCACCGCTCCGCGCGCGTTGGCCCGCAGCGTCACCGGCGACTGGCGCGTCTCGACTCAGCTGGTCGAGTGCTACGTGGCCGGCGTCGAGATCACGCCCCCGTGACGGCCACCCGATACAAAACGCCGGAACTGTGAGGAGATAGGCACATGGCGCTCATTCAATTCGGCCAGCAATTCACGGTGGGACTCGGCGACTACGAGTTCACCGGCACCGTGGCGGACGCGGGCGGCTACGAGCACGCCATCGACGAAACGACCTATCTCGACAAGGACAACGAGCCGGTCGGGCACATGATGCACGGTGCCTACAAGGTCGTCACCATCACCGGCATCGTGAAGGCAACCGGCTACACCAAGCCGGACCCGGGCGACCTAGTCACGATCAACGGTATCGAGGCTCCGGTGGTGTCCTGCCAGACGCAGCCCGATCGCCTGGCGCACAAGATGACGCTGCGCGTGAAGGCGTACGACGCGATTAACTATTCTCCGTGAGGCAACCATGGACCTGCTCATCAACAACGTGCTGATCACCAACGTGACGCTGACGCATGCGGAGAAGCTGACCACCTTCACCGGCGAGATCTCAGCCAAGACGTTCCTGCACCCGCGCCGCGGCGACGCCGTGCTTGCCGATGGCGAGGTCGTCGGGAAGGTTCAGGCGTTCGCCTCGCGGCCCGCCGTTTTCCCCGTGCCGGTGACCGTGACCGTCACCACGTAGACAGGAGCCCCGCCATGTCCGGTGAATGGGCCGGCGTCATAGAGCGACGCGACTTTGTAGTGTTCGGGCGGCATCTGCAGCCGCTCACCATGCGTCACCTGTATCTGCTGATCACCATCGACAGCCCGGTCCTGACTGGAGCGCCTGCCGATGAGGCCGACCTGCTGTTGGCCGTCTGGCTGTGCACGTGGCCCGCAGAAGTGGCCCAGCGTTCGCTGGAGCGCCCCACCAGCCTCTCGACTCAATTTCGCGCGTGGGGCGCGTCCTGGGGATCCAAGGCTGTGGGCGACGGCAGCCTGCTGGCCGAGGCCGCCGTGTTCCACGAATACCTGCTGTACTGGATGCGCGCGCCACGGCGGTGGGGCTCTGAGGGTGGCAAGATCGTCACGCCATGGGTCTTGTTCCTCTGCTCTGAGTTGCGGCGGCACTACGGCTGCAGCGAGGCCGAGGTCTGGTCCATGGCGCCGACGAAGGCGTTCGCCATGTACGCGGCAATTTCCGAGGCGCACGGCAGCGACAGCCTGATGAGCGAGGCTGACCAGATCGAGAGCGACCGGATCAACGCGGAAGCCGCGGCCGAGGCGGCACAGAAGGGCGGCCAGTCGTGACCATGGCCGCCGACATCAGGGCCGCCCTCCGACTGGACCGTTCGCAATTCACCCGCGGCATCGGCGAGGCGAAGGTCGAGGTCCGCGGCCTGAAGGACATCGCGCGCGAGATCGGCCCGGCTCTGGTCGGGGCGTTCAGCGTTGGCGCTGTGACCGGGTTCGTGAAACACCAGGCCGAAGCCGCCAAGGTCATGTTGAACTTCTCCGACCAGGTCGGTGTCTCGACCGACGCCGTGCAGGCACTCGACAACGCGGCCAACGCGAACGGCAGCAGCTCCGAAAAGATGCGGCAGGCCATGTCCAAGCTGAAGGACACCATCGGCGACGCGAAGAACGGGGTTAAGCTCGCCGCCGACGCGCTGGCCCGGTTGGGCGTGTCGCAGGATATGATTGCAGGCTCTGACCTGCCGGCCGCGCTGTCTGTGATCGCCCAGCGGTGGCGCGACGGCTCGGCCGACGCGAGCGTCTATGCTGACGTGCAGACGGTGCTGGGCAAGGGCGCAGGCGAGCTGAAAGGCACGCTGGCGGCGATTGCGGACCAGACGTTGCCAGGGCTGACCGCGGCATTCAAAGAGACCGGGCAGGCCATCGACAACGACGTCCTTCGCTCCATGCGCGAATACGACCGCCAGCTGGACGACATCAAAACGAAGATGGCTGCGGTGGGCACAACGGCTGCCGTCACGATGATCAACGGGCTGCGCGCCGCGTGGCGGAACCTGATGGGCGAGAATACGGACGACCTGTTCAACTTCGAAGGTCAGACGGCCACCGTATCCGCGCAGGATCGTATGCTGGCCGCGGCCAACAAAAAGGGCCCTGCCGCCGGATATGCCGGGTCGCCTGAGCACGACGACAGGCTGATGCGCGAGCAGTTCGACGCAGACCAGAAGGCGTTCGAGGAGCGCCGCCGCCGGGCCACCACGCAGAGGCAGCGCGAGGAGATGCAGGCGAAGGCGGTCGAGCGCGCGCAGGCTGACATCTCTCAGGCGCAGGCGTCGGCACGTGCCGAACTGCAGCGGCTGTTCTCGAACTCCGGCCCGCGGGTGACGCCGGCCGCGGAGATCAACCGCGTGGGCGGGTTTGTGGGCGGGCAGCGCGACGCACGGGCAGAAGCCGCACTGGACCAGCGCAAGCTGCTGCAGGAGGGGAACCGTATCGCGACCGAGCTGCGCCGCGACGTGGCGGAGATCAAGGCCAAGCTGCGGCAGAGTACAGGACCGGCACAACTATGAGCGCAACCAAGGAATTCGGCGATCCACTGGCGCTGTCATCGACCACCGAAAACTACGGCGGGCACAATCAGGGCATTCAGACCGTTGAGACATGGGAAGGCACGCGCGAGGCTGTGGAAGCCAAGCGCGACGAGATGCGCGTGCAGGGCATCCGCTACAGCTGGTCCGACAAGACCCCTGGTCAGCTGATCGTCTACCGCGACGATTCGGTCGACGGCAGCAACGGGCAGAACTCTGACGCGGTCATCAGTGAGATCTGGAACCTCGACTGGGAGACGGTCGACCTGCTGGCCCAGTATGCGCCGGTCTTCACCCCCGGCGGAGTGCTGGACTCCGGCGTGCTGGAGTGTTCGCGCGACTTCGACGACCCGTATCTGCACCCGGGCCGAAACATCACCACCCACAATTACGGCACGCTAGGCAACAAGTACCGGGACAAGCGCATGGTCGGGATCGACACCTACCGGACCTACCGCCCCATCCTTACCCAGCGCATCCTGCAGGCCACCGCGGGCAAGGTGCAGGCCAGCAACGTGGGCGTCAACAAAGTGTGGCGCATCAACCCCAAGGCCGCGCTGAACAAGCTGGGCGACGTCTCTGACTATGCCTGGCTCAAACTGCCGGCCCGCAAGGACATGGTCAACGGCAAGATCGAGATCAGCCAGCAGTACAGCGGCGCCACCTCCTGGGACCGTGATTTCTACCCTCCATATTCGGCAACCTGATGTCATTCCAAAAGCCGATCTTTCGCCTATCGGCAGACCCGACGATCCGGCAGTTGCAGGAACATGTCCGGCGCCTGACCCCGCTCGACTCGCCGCAGATCGTCCACACGCCCACGGCCGACGGATTCCGGTCGTCACTGCGCACGCGCGGGCCCAGCGGCGGCGGGCGATCCATTCAGCACGACTACCAAGTTACGCTGCGCGATGTGGACGGGGAGACGCACGTAATCGTAGGCCGCGGCCGCTATGTGATAACCGGCTCGCCTGCAGTTCCAGAGTTGTCGGAAGTCGACCTTGGCGTCTACGTCTCCGGCGCGACCGTGTTCCGCGTCTACACCTACTCGACCGACGCGGCCGATGGCAGCATGGGGTCCTGGCAGTACACGACCAGCGAGCCGATTGAGGACGAGACCTATCTGCGGTGGGAACTGGCCACGATCACAGACGGCGTAGTGCACTACCACAACGTCGGCATGATCCGCATCCTCGACGTGAAGCTCTGCCAGTCATGTACGTAACCGGGACAGTAAGCGGGAACGGCCTCACCTTGTCGCGCGTGTACCGCGACGCCGGCGGGATCACGCTCGACCGAATCGGCCGCGAGTGTGTCGCGGGGATCCCATGCGACCAGGACCGCTATTTCGTAGAGCCTGACTTCCCCCACGCCGCCCCTGGTCCGCGCCCTGGAGAACCGCGTTTCCTGTACGCGCGGTGCTGGCGCATCCTGCTTTTCAAGTGCGCCTACCACGACGGGACGGCCTACACGCTGGGTGATTCAGTCGTCATCGGCCCGCGGAAAACCGCTCCTGCCTTCCCCGCGGTGGCCCCCTACAAGACGTGCTGCTGGGACTACTCTGGTTCGAAGGAGTTCACGCGGAACCAGAACGGCGAGCCGATCTACTACGGCCGGGCATCCATCACCAGCAACGTCATCCTGACCGGTGCGCGACTGTTCACGATCATCAGTGAGGCCTGGGGCACGTGCTGCGGGAACGGCGAGAAGTTCGTGTCTCGCGTGCCGCGGTACGCCCCGCACAACCTGCGCGTGACGCTGGCGGTATTCGGGTGGCGCAAAGGCAAAGCGCCGCCCGGTACAGGGGAGTTTGAATATGTGGACACTGAGGTGACGTCCATCACGATCGATCGCTGCGACACGACGCCTATCTGCGACGCATGAAAACCGGGTTAAGTCGGTGAAGGCCCAGCGTCGGCAGCTGGGATAACGCCGAGCCGAATCGGGTCCGAATCCCGTAAGGTGTAGAGACTACCTGAACGTACAGGCTTGAACGCCCGGCCCGCCATGATGGCGGTGAAGACATAGTCCACGGCAGCACGTCAGAGAATGGTCTTGGGTTGAGACTGAACGAGCCCCATGCGTGCAGATAGGCGGATACGGGAAGCGCAGGCCAGAGAATCGGCCCAGGCAGTGCGGTACGAGGCCAGCGTGCGGGCCATCGCGCGCCTGGGCGACTGCGGATGCCGGAAGCGGCGGCACCCGATACAAAACGCGGGAAAAGTGAGGAACCCGCAACATGCCGACGCTCATCATCCCGACGCCGCTCCTGATCGACCTCGGGACGAAGAAGGCCTACGCGAGCGCGCTTGACGGGGAACTGCTAGACGATTCGGCCAGCTACGCGGACGACAAGAATTACGAGGCCACCTGCAAGCTGAACGGGACGGCCTTCGACTTCTCCGGCGGCTGGACCTTCAAGTTTGCCTGCGGGACCAGTGTCGCCACGGACGCGACAGAGATCGCCGGGACCGAGACGGCCGACTTTGACCTGAGCGACGCGGACGAGGGCATATTGCGGTGGCCGGTGGACATGCTCACCGCGGAATACGCGACGCTGGTCGAGGGGCTGACAGGTGTCGATCGGTTCGATACTGGGCTGGTCAACCTGTGGGGCATGCCGCCCGGTGGAACCGACTGGCAGCTGCTCGCCCGGTGGACGATCAAATTCTACGGGTCGATCGGCATCACGACCACGCCGCCCACGTCCGGTACTGGGCTGGCTACGCTGGGCGACCTGTCCGGCAGGATCGAGAACGGAATCGCTTTGACTGTGGACGCCGACGGCCGAGCCGTGGTGACCGTTAACGGACAAGAGAGGGCACGCCTGTGAGGCACATCATTACTTACCTTCTGCTGGCCGTCACGGCCACGGCCGCGCCGTCGGTTGCCCCGAACGGCATGATCGTCAGCAACGGACTTGCGGTCAGCGGAAGCCTGACTGTGAACGGGACCACCATCGTGGCCGCGGCCTCGGCAGCACTGACCAACGGGCAGACCGGCGTCACGCTGGCGGGCACGTTCAGCGGCAACGGGGCGGGGCTGACGAACATCACCGGCGCCGGCGGGGGCGTGCAGTATCAGGACACGCGTGGATTCACGAACTCTGGAGGCGTAGTGCTGTCTGGTCCTGTAACGCTTGGTGGGGCGAATGTGGTGACGGTGCCGTATGGATTCGCGGCAGGATACCTTACCACGGCCAGCGGAGTAAGCGGAGCCAATGCCAACGGACGAGAGACCTTGGCCAGCGGAGCATACGGGGCTAATGCCAATGGCGCCGGCACCGTAGCCAGCGGAGCATACGGGGCCTGGGCCAACGGCTACAACACCGTAGCCGCCGGAGAATACAGCACGGCCGCTGGCGGGAATGGAAACGAGGCCTACGGCAACGGGTCGTTTGCGGCCGGGGTGAACGCGCGAGCCACCAATCAAGGCTCTTTCGTATGGTCCGACCACAACATCAACACCTACGTCGTCTCTCCGATGGCGAACAGTTTCACCGTCCGCGCGACGAACGGTATTTTCAGCACGCAGGACACCGCCGCCCCCGCGCTGGTCATTCGAGGGAACACGCATTACGGCGACGGGTCTGGCCTGACCAATGTGGCCGCCGACACGTTGGGAGGGCTTCCGTCCGCCCTCTACGCGCTGGCGTCCAGCTTGGGCAACATGGCCCGCTACACCAACTTCCCCGCCACCGCCACCGCGGCCGGCTCCGCTGGCCAGTGGGCCGTGACCAACATCGGCAGCACCAACTGGCTCGCCGTGTGGGGCGCGAACTTCCAGGGCACCGGCACCAACGGCTGGGGGTTCATGCAGTTGCAGAGGGCACGGCCGTGAGATGGCTGGCTCTCCTGCTGCTGCTTGCCATGCCCGCCTCCGCGACGGTCGTGGTGCGGCAGGTTGACGTGCTGGACATCGTGTCCGGGCCGACCACCAACCCGCTGGGTATGGCGCAGTCTGACCCGTTCCGCTACCGCGTCACCAGCGTGCAGGGCACCAGCGTGTTGTCCTATGTCGGGTCAACGGCCGTCACCGGACTGCTGACCGACGTGCGGCTGGGCGATGTGGTCGGGCGCGCGACCGGCACGATCAACAACGCCGCCGGCGGTGAGTTCACGTTCTACCTCACGCCCAGCGCGCTGCTGGACGTGGGCGACTACTACGAGTTTCGGGGCTACGTCTACGGCGCGACCGGCGTGATTGGCACCGTGGCCTGGGACCCGGTCACGATGGGCGGCGCGGTCTGCTCCACCTGCCGCACCGTGGTTGTGGTCGGCGGCGGCATCGCCGATGGCGTGGGGCCGGTCTCCAACGTCACCGTGGGTGCGTCCAACTCATGGACCGCCGCCACCGGCGCGCTCGTAATCTCCAGCAACAGCCCACCCATCGGCTACGGCGTCACCAATCAGCCGTCTGGCACCCTCTGGTACACGGCCGACGGCTGGCTGTTGAGCGGAACCAACGACACGGCGAGCGGAATCAGCGGTGGCATCGACCTTGGTGGCAATGTAATCAGCAACGGCGCGGCGCGGCTGGCCAGCGTACACGTCGGCCCCGACGTGGTGGACAGCGGCTCCAACAACATCGCGCTCACCGGGCGGGCGACGTTCGGCCTCAACAGCAAGGGCAACGTCGCGCTGGGCAACGGCATCACTTTTGGAAACACGCTTACCCACTCAACCGCTGGTGGCAGCAATGTAACGGTCAATGGGTCGTTTGCCTTTGCCCACGGCCGCACGCTGCGAAACGAGGCCACCTATAGCGTCGTGATGGGCGCAGACTCCGCGGTGCTGAGTGGTGGCACGTTCGCGAGCGTGCTGGGCGGCTGGCAGCACACCAACGCGGGCGCGAGCTATGCCAGCATCGGCGGAGGGTATCGCAACACGCAAGGGGCGGGCGCGCTCTACAGCTTCATCCCGGGCGGCACGACGAATCAAGTGGACGGCATCGGCGGCGCGGCCATCGGCCACAGCGGCTACGTGCCCAGCCCGGCCACGAACGCCTTGATCATCAACATGAGCCGCACGCGGCGGACCAACGGCGTGCCCCACTCGGTATCCGTGTATGCCGACGACTCGGTGCGCATCCAGGTCGGCGGCATGGTGCTGACCGTCGCCACCGGCACCGTCACCTGCGCAGTTGGCACGGGAACGCTGGTCTATGCCGAGAGTGGATTAACCGTCAACGGAGTCGTGAAATGAGATACGCCGCATTGCTGCTGCTGATCGCCGCGCTGGGTGCGTCGGCCGAGACCATCGAAGTCAACCCGCCGCGGTCCGTGTGCGCCACGGTCTCCCGCGTGACGCTCGACGGCGGGGCGCAGTACGACACCGTGACGCGAGACTGGGTGATCGTGGTCAACATCGAGATCACGCCGCCTGCGCTCCCCACCGTCTCGGGCGTCGAAATGGAGCCACTGCCCCCCATGACGCGCCGGGCCGTGGTCACAGCCAAGCGGGCGGAAATCGAGGCCGTAGCTGGCAAGGCCAATCTCACAGAGGCGGAGTTATCCGCGGCCGTGCGGGGCGTCGTGCTGGGCAAGCTGCAATCGCTGCTGTCCGGGATTGGTGGCTGAGTATGGGCCCGGCAGCCAAGCAGACATGGGCTCAGGTCGGTAGGGGCCTGGCCAAGCACGGGCCGTGGGGTCTGGTCGCAGCTGTGCTGCTCCAGGCATTCGGCCCGACCATCGCGGAGGCCGTGGCAGACCGCATCACCGGAACCTCGCAGCTGTCCGCGGAGACCATCACCAGCAACGCTGTCGTTACCGCGGTCGCTGTGGCCGATCAGCACCTGGAGCGGCGGGCGCAGACCATCGAGCAACAGCTTTCCGCGCTGACGATTGAAACGCGCAGCCTCGCTGCGGAGACAGGCCGGCTGGCCGCGGAGACACAGCGGATGGCCAACAAGCAGGAAATTATGAATGACCGCGTGAACCAGGTCATTGGCGAGATCAAGCGCATCAAATGAAAAGGGGTGGGCCATGAATCGGACGATCAAGGCGATGGGCGTTGTGTGGCTGGTGGTGATCGTGGGCGCGCTGGTGGGCTGCAACCAGACCATGCAGGCCGGAGGAGGCGAGGGCGATTCCACAACCCGCGAGGCCCGTAGCCTGCTGGGCAGCATCTTCAAGATCGACGGGAAAATCCTCGGGGTAATGGACCTCGAAGACATGGCCCCGCTGCTGAACGCCGCCGGGAAGGCCTACGGCGTCACCTCGGCAGGCGATACCGCGGTGGAGTGGGACGACAAGCTGCTGGAGGCGCTGGGCCGCAAGGTGGACGAGGCCGCGGAGAAGGGTGTGGACCCGTTCGACGGCGTGGCGTCCGTGGATGGGCCGTGGGTGGACGCCGATGGCGCCCCGGTCAAGTTCCCGATCCGGCGCGAGCGCATCAAGCGCATCACCGAGACGTTCGGTGCCCCCACCACGCCGCCCGTGGTGGTCCCGTCGCCACAGGTCACGACCGCGCCGCCGGAGACACCCGACCAGCCGGCCGAAGTCGGCCCTGTCTCCCCAGCCATCCGCGCCGTGATGCAGTAGGCCACCCATGCCCCGTCTCCGGTACAGCCTGGCCGCCGAGATCCATAAGCCGCTGGCCATCCCAGGCTCGCCAGACATCCAAGGCGAGCTGACGCTAGACGTGGCTTCCGCGGTCATTGAGTCCGGCAGCGGATCGGTCATCGCGTCCGGTTGGGCGTCCACCAGCCTGTCGTCTGAGCGGGTGGACCTGCCGCCGACCGTGGTAGATGTCCGAAACCGCCGCGCCGTGGTGCCTGTGGCATCGTCTGGCGCGGCCGGGACGGTGACGGTGGCTGTCTGGTCGTCCTGGGAGAAGGCCGACGCCACGGCGCTCCTGCGCGTTCTACGGGGCATCCTGGCCGGGCGCGACGTGGAGGCGTCCGGCACGCTGGGCCTGATCGAAGCCAAGCCGTGGGAGCCGTCCGCTCCGCTGGAGCCGACCGTGCCGGACATTGACCCGCTGCGGCCTTCCGCACAGACGGCCCACACCACGGCATTCCTGCGCGGCAATGCGAAGATCACCACTCACACGCTCCTGCGCGATAACATGCCCGAGGCGGAATGGCGCGAGCTGATCGCCTACAACAAGGCGCAGGGTTACGGCGTGATGTACGTCTACGCGGCCAACGAGGGCGACTACGGGCGGCAGTGGGTGGAGTACGCGGCGAGCAAGTCGTTCGAGTGGCGTCGCCGCCTGCAAGCCGTGGTGGACTCCGGTGCGCGTGTCATCATGTGGGGCTGCGCCGACGACTCCCCTGGGCTGGCCAAGCGCACGCAGGCCCAGTGGCGCAATTACTGGGGGCAAATCCATGCGGCCTGTGGCGATCTGATCAGCGAGTGGGTGACGGGGCTGGAGTGCGACGAGCGGTGGAGCGCGAGCACCACGCAGGCCCTGACCCGTATGCTCAAGGAACTGACCGGCAAGCCCGTTGGCGTCCACACCACCGGCCTGAGCGCCATCGCCTATGCTCAGGGCGCGGACAAGTTCTATCTGCAAGACACCTCGCGCAACGCGGCCAAGGTTGCCGCGGCGGTTCGGTCGGCCAAGAAACAGTTTGGCGGCCAAGTCATAGCGGCTGAACTGCACCTGTCCGGCGAGACTGCGGCGGCGCGGGCGCTGGGTGACGAGGCGATTGAGGCGGGCGCGGATGGAGCCGGGACCGGCTGCACGGCGAAGGGCCAGGCTATTCTTGAGGCGCGGGCGCGGATGGAGCCGGGACCGGCTGCACGGCGAAGGGCCAGGCTATTCTTGAGGCGCGGGCGCGGATGGAGCCGGGACCGGCTGCACGGCGAAGACTCGCCAGCCGGCCTCACGTTCACCATCGGCAAGGCGCGCGGGCGCTACGTTCAGTGGTCCCCGGCCGTCGATCGCAGCGACCACAAGGCGTGGCCGATCGCCGAGCACATCAAAGGCAAGCCCGATGGTCTGCTGTACGGCCGCCGGGTCGGGGAGAAGACCTGGCACAAGATCGAGTGGATCAAGCAGGGCTACCAGGAAACCGGGCTCAAGAACGCCTACGACGATGAGAACGATCCCAAGTATGACCTCGGCTGGAAGCCTGGGGAAGCTGTCGAACTGCAGATCCGTAATACAGCCGGGAAGGTCATGGCCGACTGGCACAACGGGAAGTGGGTGCTGCGGTGAAGTACATCGGTCCATCGGCATACGAGCCCCACGTCCGCGGGGACATCGCGGAGATTCGCCGCCGGCTGGCCGCGCTGGGGCGCAAAGCCCCGGAGCCGCGCAGCATACGGTTGTCCGAAGTGCGCAGCGGGGCCAAACAGTACGGCAAGTGGGCGGCCCGGATGGCGGGCAACTGGGGCGTGAGCTTCGCGGACAACGACGACATCTGGATCGTCACCGGCCCGCGGGGCGAGCGGAACAAGGCGTGGCGGGAAGACCTGTTCCACGAGTCGGCGCACGTCGTGCTGTTCGCCGCGGGCATCTCGAACGCCAACGACGGTCATCACCGCATCTGGTTCCCGAAGCTCAAGGTGCCGGTATGATCCGCGCCGCCGCCATCGTGGCCGCGCTGCTGCTGGCCGGGTGCGTCTACCACCACGTCACCGTCAACGTGGACGCCAGCGACCATTTCGACATTCGGCCGCAGGTGGAGCGCCTGAACGTGTCGGCCAGGCTGGAGGCGCACCCGTGACACCCATCGTCACCATCAACGGCATCAACCGGAGCGCGGCCCACACAACCAACCGCCTCGCCACCGCGCTACAGGCCCGCGGCCTGCACGTCCAGCACCTGACCTACCACACCCGCCGCTGGTGGGAGACGCGCAACCGGCGCAACCAGTACATGGACGCCCTCGGCATGCTGCGCCAGCTTCCGGCCCGCCCGGTGGACGTGGTGGCCCACTCATGGGGCTGCCTGCTGACCGCCCGCATGATGGAGCTGGGCGGCACGGGCATCTTCCGAAACGTCTTCCTGTTCGCCCCGGCCCTCGACCGAGACTGGGTGTTTCCCCTGGAGGCGTTCAGCCGCCTGCACGTCATCTACCACGAGCAGGACCGCGCAGTCCTGGCCGCCCGCCTGATGTTCCTGGGCTGGCATCCGTGGGGCGACATGGGCCGAACCGGATACCGGGGCGAAGATCCCCGCGTGGTCAACGTACAGGACACCACCAAGCGGCCCGCATTCTGGCGGCGGATGCACTCCCACTACTTCGACGCCCGCGGGTGCGAGCGGTGGAGCCGGTTCATTCTTGACCGGATACGCGAGGAATAGCCCGCTCGACCGCGGCCCGGGCCTTCTCTACGTCCATCCGGCTGTAGGTGTCGGACATGGCCGCCCCGGTATGGCCCAGCACGGCCCGAGCAATCACCCGCGACGTTCCGGCCGCGTCGTTCAGCGTCTGCCATGTGGTGCGCAGCGAGTGGAACCCAGCCCGCCCGTCGGTCGTGTCGAAAACCTTGGCCTGCCGGAAGATGGCCGTCACCCGCTTGGACGGCTCCAGTAGCCGCTTAACGCGCCCATGAAGATCCTCGTCTACCCGCACCACAGCCGTCTTTTAGCTCATGGCTCCCTCCGTGAAATCAATCTACATCCGCCCGGAAACATGGCCGTCTGAAAAAAGTGTAGAAGTTTGTTGACTGGTGTGTACAGCCGTGTACTGTATGCGCCCATGAAGTCAATGCATGTGCGACTCAGCAAGGAAGCGCACCAGGCCGTAGCCAAAATCTCCCGCTCTACGAAGCGCACAATCAGCGACCTCGTGTCGCTTGCTGCGGCTCGTCTGGTGGAAGACGTGAAGGCCGGGCGGGTGTCGCTTGGAATCATCATCAACGATGGACGGGGCGGCAGCCTCAAATGAAGGCCAAGGCCCGCACCACTATCGAGCAGTACCGGGCCGACGTGCTGCTGGCGAAGGTCGTCACCTACGGCCTGTTCGCCGTGGCCGGTCTGTGCCTCGTGGCGATCCTCTACTTGGAGGTCCGGACGTGAGCGCCCGCATCGAGGCCATCGCCGCACGCGGATTGGATCTCATACTTCGCGCCGTATTCGTCGGCTGCGGAGTGGCGATTGTCTGTGTCACATACGCCATAATCAGCGGCGCCGTGGAGGAATTGAGCCGGTGAGCGCCGACGCCTCCACCGTCCGGGCCGTCCGGACGCTCCTGAGCGCCGACCCTGGCGTAAGCGTGGCGGTTCGCAAAGCGGTGGAATCCGTGCTGACCAACGACGCGGTGAACCTGTCTCAAGTGCGGGTTGTGCTGGGTGTGGGCCGCACGACGCTCTGGCGCTGGCGGAAGGCTGGCGCGATCAAACTCAAGCGGGTGGCTGGTCCGCATCGCCGGGCTACGCGGGTGCGGCTGGAGTCTGTGACTGGAGGGAAATCACATGGATGAGCAGGGGCAGAAGAAGAAGCGGACCCTTGGTCCGAGCAAGTTCTTGGTGCTGGAAGACCTGGGGCCGGTGGACGCAGCCATCGGGCCGGAAGTGGCTGACTACCTTGACGAGCGTGGGGTGAAGGTTGGTGACACGCTCATGGTGGTCCGCCTGACTCCTTCCGGCATCAAGTCGGCCCGCGCCGAGATCATCAAGCAGAAGATCTTTGGCGACCTGCTGACCGTGTGCGTACGGCGCCGCGGAACGGCCACTGTCCAGACCACTATGGAACTCAAGGGGCTGTAATGCCTGCCTGCGGCCACTACACGCTGGACCCAAGCGGAGTATGCAACGTGTGCTTCTTCCGCACCGGACTGAGCACGGTCGGTCGGTCGTGCGAGCGGTGCGCGAGGCAGGGGCGCACGGGGAAGATCGAGATTGAGAACCCGGACAACTGGTGCCCGGCGTGCTTGCGCGAGGCTGCCGCGTTCGGTTCCGACGACATGGACCGCGTGCGGGTTACAGACGCGAAGCGGAACAACCAGGCATTCTTCTCCCGCCAGTGTGCCGTGGCCGCAATCGAGGTAAGGCGATGAACACCGATTTGACCGGCTCTAAACAGCCGGAGAAAGGAATGCCATGAGCAAGAAATCCAAGCCGGCTGTTTCGAGTACGGTCGAAAGCGTTGTTCTGCGGACCCTTGATGAACTGTCAGAGCGTGGATGGTGCGTTGTCCTCAAGAAACTTCCGCCGAATATCGGTTGGCTGATCGAGGGGAGCCGAAGCGAGTACGACGCGCCATCTCACGACAAGCGCGTGATGCCTGACACCTGGGCGTGTGAGGCGACATTCATCGGGCAGACAAGCCGATGGATGTTTGCGCAGCACGCCTTCAGCAAGTCACCTCAGAAGGCGGTGGCGCGGGTAGCCGAGTTGTGCGCCGGAGAGGAAAGACGCACCGGACGTGATGAGCAGAACAAGAACTTGAGCGCCCCCGCCATTCCGAAGGCCACCCGATGACCCGCCCCGTAGTGACATTCGACGAGGCGGCCCACGCCTACACGGTCAACGGCGAGCCCGTGCCGAGCGTTACCCAGGTTATCACCAGCGTCATCGGCAGCGGGTTCGAGGGCATCCATGACCCGGCGTACTACAAGCAGCGTGGTCGCGCTGTTCACGCCTGCGGCGCGTTCATGGCCCAGGGTGTTGAGTTCGAGTGTGACCCGGCCATAGAGGGCCACGTTACGGGCCTGCGCGCGTTCTGGCGCGACGTGGCCCCGGCTGTGATCCTGTACGAGCGCGCGGTCGGATCGCGTCTCTACAGGTTTGCCGGTACGCCCGACCTGCTGGCCAAGGCCAACTTCTCACGGTTCCCCATGCTGTTCGACTACAAGAGCAGCATGTCCGAGGACCGCTGCCGCATCCAGCTTGGCGGCTACTCGCTGGCCCTGCTGGAGACGACCGGGCAGGACATCAAGCACGGCTTCGGCGTGTGGCTGCGCGGGGATGGGACGTACCGGATGACCAAGCCTTTCGATTTGGTGCGGGCCCGTGGCGAGTTCCTGGCCCTGCGCACGACGTATTCTATCATGGAGTTGGTGGGCAGTCAGAAGCTGTTGGAGGAATGACGGTGGACAGAACCAAGATCGAGTGGACAGACGCGACGTGGAATCCTATCCGCGGATGCTCGCCCGTGTCGGAAGGATGCCGCAACTGCTACGCGGCCCGGGTGGCGCATCGGTTCAGCGGACCCGGCAAGCCTTACGAGGGTCTGGCTGACTGGCGGGGCGGGCGGGCCGTGTTCAACGGAACCATCCGCATTGTCGAGTCCGCGCTGGATCAGCCGCCGCGGTGGAAGCGCCCGCGCCGGATATTCGTCAACTCCATGTCTGACCTGTTCCACGAGAACGTGCCTCTAAAGGTTGTCGGGCGTGTCTTCTCAACCATGATTTCGGCCCATCGCCACACATTCCAGGTGCTTACAAAGCGGCCCGACAGAATGCTGGAGTTTATGTTGCGGTGGACCGCGGAGTCGGAGCGCAAGGGGTTGCGCCCGGCCGATAACGTATGGCTTGGCGTCAGCGTAGAGGACCAGAAGGCCGCTGATGAACGTATCCCGCTGCTGCTCCAGTGCCCGGCTGCGGTTCGGTTCCTGTCCTGCGAGCCGTTGCTGGGGCCTGTTGATCTTAAGTTGGATTTCGCAACTGTCCGCGACCTGGCTACCAATAACCCTAATCCGGCATCCGTAGAATGGGTCATTGCCGGCGGCGAGAGCGGCCCCGGCGCCCGCCCTATGCACCCCGATTGGGCGCGCAGCCTGCGCGACCAGTGCGCCGCCGCTGGCGTGCCCTTCTTCTTCAAGCAGTGGGGCGACAAACCTCCAGAAGAGGCGTTCACCAGCGTGCCTCACGTCAATGCCCTGATGCACGCCAAGCACTGCGGGCGCCTGCTGGATGGCCGGACGCACGACGAGTTTCCAAACAACAAGGAGTAACGACAATGCAGACAGAAACCGAAGAAAAGCCCGAAGTTCTTGAGCCCGATGTGTTCACCGAGGTCAACGCGCCGCTGGTGTCCGGAGACGCCGCCGCGCAGCTTCTCGCCGCCGTGGCCCCGCTGGTGCCGCGGATCGCGGAATACAAAGCCTACGCCGAGTCGCTGACCATCCGCACGGCCGAGGACGCGAAGGGTGCCACGGCCAAGCTCGATGCCATCCGCGCCGACATCAACATCGTCAAGGGTGCGATGGAGCCGCACACGGCGGAAGCGGATCGCCGGCACAAGCTGCTGACCGCCTTTCGCGCCCGGTTCGTGGACCCGTTCACAGCCTCCGGCAAGATGATCAAGGATAAGGCCATGGCGTACGAGCAGGCCGAGGCCGCCCGCATCGAGGAACAGCGCCGGAAGCTCCAGGCCGAGGCCGACGAGCGGGCCCGCCGCGAGCGCGAGAAGGCCGAGCAGGCGGCCCGGGAGCAGCGGGAGAAGGAAGAAGCCGCCCGCCGCGCCTCCGAAGAAGCCCGGTTGAAGGCCGAAGCCGCCAGCGGAGAAGAGCGCGCCCGCCTCCAGGCCGAAGCCGACAAGCGCGAACGCGAGGCCAACGCCGCCAAGGCCAAGGCCGAGCAGAAGGAGACCACGGCCGCCCAGGTGGCCGCCCCGGTTATCCACATTCCCGCGCCCAAGTCCGGCATCCGCGCCCGCAAGGACGTGACGGTGGAGATCCTGAGCATCGAGGAGTTTGTGAAGGCCGCCGCCGCCAATCCGATGCTGTGCGGGTACATCGACCAGCCCAGCCTGGCCGCCGCGCTCAAGCGGGCGAAGGCGAGCAACCCCATGTTCAACGTGCCGGGCGTCCGGTTCAGTGAGCGGACGGTCTGACCAGTAGAACCACAAGGAGAAAAGAGATGGAAACAAAGACATCGCAGGCCGGTGCCACGGCCAAACCTATCACCGATGTTCGCAGCTATCTGAGCGCGGACAGCACCAAGATGCAGATTGCGAGGGCTCTGCCGTCGCACATGACTGCCGAGCGTATGCTGCGCGTGGCCGCCACCGCGCTGCTCAAGGCACCTCGTCTGATGGAATGCACCGTCGAGAGCTTTGCTAAGTGCATGCTGGACTGCTCCGCGATTGGGCTGGAGCCGGACGGACGACGAGCACACCTGATTCCTCGCCGGAACAACAATGCCAAAACGGTAGAGTGTACGCTGATCATCGACTACAAGGGGCTTATCGAACTTGGAAAGCGCAATGGCGACGTGTCCCTGTGGCGCCCCGTTGCGGTGAAGGCCCTGGACAAGTTCAGGTGGATCAACGGGAATGTGGAGCATGAGATTAATTGGTTTTCCGACCGCGGCGAACTAAAGGCGGTCTACTCGCACGTCCGAGGCAAGGATGGCGTTGACGACTACGAAGTGATGACACTGGCCGAGTGCGAGGCCATCCGATCCCGCAGCAAGGCATGTGATGATGGGCCTTGGGTTACTGACTTCGAGGCAATGTGTCTCAAGTCGGCCGTGCGCCGTCACTCCAAGCGGTTGGTTTTGTCTCCCGAGTTCCGCGACGCGCTGGATAAGGACGGGGACCGCTTCGATGACATTCCGCAGGCAGAGGTTATTTCGGCAGATCGCCAGCCCGTGGCGATGCCTACGCCAAGGGCCATCCAGTCGGAGCCAGCGTCGGACCCTGGCAATCAGCGCGCTGCATCCGAGCCCGCGCCCGAAGCGCCCGCCACCACGGCCGCCGGGACCATGACCCGCGCCGAGGCGCTGAACATCATCAAGGCCGCGCCCAAGGGGCAGCAGAAGCGTGCGCTGGCCAAGCGCGACCTGACGCCGGAGAACTTCGAGACCGGCTCCGACATCCTGCTGGCCGAGGTCGCTGGCATGCTGGTCAAGGGTGACGCATGAGCCTGCGCACTGGTTCAATGGCCATCCGCTTCGCTGAGTGCGACGCGCTGACGCCAGCGGCTGTTCACGGGTTGAAGCCGCACGCGCTTCCGAGCCTGGAAATGATGGGCTCCGAGGAGCGTTGTGGCTTCACCACGGGCCGCCACATGCTGGACCGCAACGTCACGCTGGAGGCGATGATGTTCGGCGGGGCATTCACCGGCACGATGGTCAAGGCGTCGCGCAAGGTCAACGAGGCCATGCTTCGCGCCGAGTGCCGGATGGATGAGCAGGCGCAACTGGATGCGACCGGCGAGGAGCGCATCAGCTACGCCGCTCGGTCGGAAATCCGGCGCAGCGTGCATGAGCGCCTTCTTCCGCTGTCCGAGATCAAGCTGACCGGAACCGAGTTCGCAATCATCAAGAGCGACCGGATGGTGCATACCGGCGGTTCGTTGGCGGCTCGCGATGCGCTGGCCATCCGGTGGGTTCAGGCCGGACTGCCCAAGTTCCGCGACCTCACGCCCGACTGGCTGGCGTTTCGCGTGGCCGGAGACAAGTACACGGCGAAGGCTCCTGCCGACTACGTGAACCTGGGCGTAGACGGGTCTTGCCTGTGGGGGCGCGACTACCTGACGTGGCTGTGGTATCGCGTCGAGACCGGCGGCGGCATGATGGACCGAATGGCCGTGATGATCGAGGGCCCGCTGGTGTTCGGAAGCGACGACGGCGGGCAGGTTACGGCCATCCGCAACGGCGAGCCGCTGACCTGCGCCGAGACCAAGGCCGCGCTGTTGGCCGGGAAGAAGCTCGCGCGGGCAAAGATCACGCTGGCCGACGGCGATCAGTCCATGACCTTCACGCTGGATGCCGACACGTTCATGTTCCGCGGCCTGCGCCTTCCGCAAGGCGAAAAGCTGGACCCGGTGAGCCGGTGGCGCGAGCGGGTCGAGTACCTGGACGGGCTGCGCAAGTGGCATGAGACCGTGTTCGGTCGGTTCGTCAAATCGCGCATGTCGGACAAGTGGGACTCTGAGGCGTTCGCAGTCGGAGAGTGGATCAATAGCCGTCGCGTTCGGAACTAGAATCGACAACGCGCCAGCGTCCGATCCGCTGGCGGCATGGGGATACATCGAATGACTCTTTACCGCGTCAAAGCCTGGGACGACCTTTTCGAGAGCGCGAAAAGTCGAACCTACGGCACCAAGAGCCAGTGCTACATGCCCAACAAGTTCGGGGCCGGGTACTGGAGAATGGTTGGCCCGGGAGACTATGAGAACCATGCCCGCGAATTGCAGGGTCCGGCCATCTATGGCGCCTGGTGCGCCCTCGTCTGCCTGCTGTCCCGTAAAGAGGGTCCGCGTGACGGATACCTCACGGACACCGGGCGGAAGGATGGAGAGCCAATGTCAGCCGAGGACATCGCTGTGCAGGTTGGTATGCACCCCGGCGTTATCTCCGCAATGCTACAAAAAGCGGCATCAAAAAACGTTGGCTGGCTGGAGGTTATACAAGCCAAGGATACTGAACTATCCCCGCCAAGGCTACCGGACGGACCCCCTCCTAAACCCTTACCCTCACCAACCCAAACCAATCCAAGCCCTCTCTCTCTCTCTCCTCCGTCTGTTGGTCAGACTGGCGGAATTCAGGCGGAGAGAGAGAGCGAAACCCATGAAATCCCGGCAGATTTGGCAGGACAGGTGCGCTACATCCGGGCCGGGCGGGATGACTGGAACCTCCGCGAAGCCGACGTTGCTGCGGAGATCCGGGCCATGCCGGAAGGGCCTGCCAGAACCGAGGTCGTGCGCCAATTCACGGCCGATGCGTCGAACGGAGACCGTCCGAAAAACCCAATCGGCATGCTGCGCGGGTACATCAGCCGGGCCAACGCTCCGGACGCCCCGCGGCCCGCCGGCCGAGTGTTCCCCACCCAGCGCAAGAGGGCCCTGGAGGACATGCTTAAGCCGCTGATGGCGAAGAGCTACCCGACCGATGCAGAGGCAAAGGAGCGTTCGAGGCTACAGAAGGAATTGCAGGAGGTGAACCGTGAAATTGCAGGTGGATGACGCCAGCCTTGAGCGGAAGGAGCCCGGCCAATGACGACCGACACCACGCAATCCGCCTGCGGGGATCCTTTACGCTCCGAGGCTTTGTTGGCGGTTCCATTCACGTTCCCTCCAATTCCTGAACCCCAAAGAATTATGGGCTTTGAAATTAGGATGAATCCGAAACTGCCGGACAATGTGGCGATGATTACGGACGGCAAGAACACCGTCGTCATTACCGCCAACGGTGGCCTTGACCGTCCGGCGGCTTCCGTCGGCACGGTCGGAGGCGTTGTTAACCCGCGCGAGGCTGCGGGATGAGCGCACCAATGGACACCCTTCTGGACGACCTGCGCAGCGCGTGCTGCCGGGCCATAGACCGCGGCATGTCGTTGGACCAGGTGCTTGAGGGCGTCCGCACGCTGGACGCCCAGGTGAGGCTGGCGGCGAAGGCCAAGCGGCCAGACCGCGAGCGCCTGGAGCAGATTCAGCCGCCGTTCCGCCGCGACGACTGGCGCCGCGACTCACGTACAGACGCGCCGCGCATGGGGGTCCGCCCGATGTCCCGGCTGGTTGGCGACGTTATGGGGGCCATCCGATGATCCGCCAACTCGACCTGTTCGCAAATCAGGCCATCCACCGCGGCCCGCCGACCGCCCAAGCCGCGCCCAGCTCGCCAGCCATACAGTTTTCGGCATCACAGACACCCGGAGACAAGGCCGGGGGTGCTGAAAATCAAACGTCGGGCATCCTGCGCGGTTCGCCAAATTGCGAACGCCTGGTGCCTGACATCTGCGCCGGGAAGCATGGCGGCAACGAGCAGTCGGAGGCAGCGCACCAGCGCGGGGCGTCCGGGCGGGCCCAGCAGAAGGCCCGGGTGCTGGCCGAGATCGAGAAGTCCGGGCGGTCCGGCCTGACCTGCAAGGAGTTGGCCGTCCGCTGGGGCGTGATGATGCACCACATCAGCGGCCGGTTCTCTGAACTCAAGGCCGACGGCGAAATCTGGCAGGCGGTTGACGAAGACGGGAAGAAGATCGTCCGCGACGGCTGCGCGGCGATGAGGGTTTGAACATGGGCGGCATGGAACACATTCGCAATACATACAACGTCCCGGCCAAGCGAGGCGGTCGCATCCGGTTTGAGAAGCGCGACACGGGAACCATCGTGGCGGCTCGACACGGCAGGCTGCGCGTCCGTTTTGACGGACAGAAGCGCATCGCCTTCCTGCATCCTACGTGGCAAGTCGAGTATCTGCCGAACATCGGGCGCACCGGACCGGCCGCTTCGGACGGTACGGTGCCGCCAGTGGTTCGGGATTGATTTCAGGAAAGGACGACCAATGAGAGAACCGCAAGAAAACGGGTGCAGCTTCTACGTGTGGGCATTCACGACCGACAGCGGCGACATGCTGGACTTCATCACAGCAGCCGAGGCGTTGGACAAGAAGATTGGTGAGCAGTGGCGGAAGGAACTGCGCGAAGGCCACCGCTACGACCCATACAACCGCAAGGCGCTGACTAAGTTCAACCCGCCGGACAGCGATGACGATCACGGCTCAATGGTTGTGGTGTGCTGCACGGTGCGCCAGTTGCAGGTGTGCCTCTCGGCGATGGCCAAGGCGCATCTGTACCATCCGACCGTGTTTGCCACCACGGAAGGATTCTCCACGGAAACCACGGCCAACGTCTCATTGCGGCTGGGCGAGGAAGGCACGCACGCGAGCGCCGCCGCGCCGAAGGACACGCCGCCGTTGCCTGGGCTGTACGCGGCTCGGAAGCTGATCGAGACAGAAATCTCACGGCTGGGCGGATCGAATGGCTACTAACCCGAACAATAGGGCTGTGCGGATCGACGGCCCGCCGCGGGACGGCGATACGCACGAGCCCGTGGTTGGCAGATCGGAGGACGCATGAGCGACACGCCAAGAACAGACTTGCAGACAAGCAATCCAGGCGGCGGCGACTTCGTTTGGGTTCCCGCATCCCTTGCCCGCAAGTTGGAGCGAGAACTAGCCGCTGCACTGGAAGCATACGCCGCCGCCATGAAGGGCCAAGCGCGCTTGGAGCGCGAACTGGATGAGGCGCGAGCATGTATGATCCATGCGGCTGACATCGCGTTCCCGAAGTGGCGCGAGGCCAACACGAATGCTTGCCTCCGGTGGCGGCTCGCCGTGGGTCTTGGTACTGCCAACAAGGAATTATGAGTTTCTGCCGTCAATCCACCTTGCGTAAATGCCGTGCCCGCAATAAAGAGCGCCGCAGGCTGAATCTGTCTCGCCGCGGTCGCATGGGTGTCGCGGCGCGCCTTCGCAACATTGCGGCAGACGTGGCGCGCGAATGGACCATGATCCGCGTCGGCACATGGATCAACTGCAAGACGGGCCATGCCAGCCGGTGGATCATTCACGGCGACGGCTACAGGCACGTTTCGCTGACCGTTAACGGCCGCCTGATATGTGTAGGCGCCGAGCGGACCATACGCGGCGCGCTGGCTCGGTGCATGTGGGCTGCTGGCCAGAAAGCGCGTACAGAAAGAGGCAACTGATGAAGCGCACGCCACTCGTTCGGAAGACCCCGATGAAACGCCGTGCCAAGCGCCGGTACGTGAGGCCAGCAGAAGTCGCCCGTGCCGACCGGATGGCTGCCGAAATCGTCCACGCCAGGGGGCGCTGCGCGGTCCAGGAGCACCCGGACGGGTTCCCGGTAGGTCCATGCGGCGGCAGGCTGGAGCAGCACCACGCCCGGGGCCGCGGGCTGGGCTTCCGCTGGCGCACGGAAAGCCACCTGCTGCTGTGTGCATGCCACCACCGCACGGGACCATTCAGCGCCCACGGCAGCCCGAAGGCGTTCCGCCAGTGGCTGGAGATCCACCACCCGGAGATAGCCAACATGCCGAACCACCCAGAGGCGGCGGCCCAGGCCGTGGGCCGGTTGAGGGAAGCGCCGTGAACTACTACAACGAGTTCGACCCCAAGGCCGCGGCCACGCTGCGCGAATTGATCGCGGCGGGCGAGATACCTGACGGCGTGGTGGACGAAAGGAGCATCGCAGATGTACGACCAGATGAGCTTGCCGGGTATGTCCAGTGCCACTTCTTCGCCGGGATCGGAGGCTGGCCGCTTGCCCTGCGCTTTGCCGGATGGCCAGACGACCGCCCCGTCTGGACCGGATCCTGCCCCTGCCAGCCGTTCAGCGCGGCGGGCGCAGGAGCAGGGACCGCAGATGCACGCCATCTCTGGCCTGTATTCGCCAATCTCATTCGAGAGCGCCGCCCTGAAACAGTTTTCGGAGAGCAAGTCGCCTCTGCCCTCGTTATCGGAAAGGCTGGGCAGGAGTTTGATGCAGCGTCTCCGGTCTGGCTCGATGGAGTACGACTTGACCTGGAAGCGATGGGTTACGCCTTCGGGGCTTGTGATGTACCGGCTGCGGGCGTCGGCGCGCCGCACATCCGGCAGCGGGTGTACTGGGTGGCCCACGCCGTGCGTGGTGGAACCGGACACGCACCCGGACAAGGTGTGGCAGCGCAAGCAGCGGTTGACGGCTGCGACTGGGGTATATCGCGGGAACGACTGCGGCCTGGGATCGAAGGTGCATCTGGCGGGGTGGCCCACGCCGTGCTCGCAGGGGGGCGCGGGGGAGACGAGCGAGGACTTGCGGCGCGTGGGCAACAAGTGGGTGAACGTGCGGACGGGCCGGGTGTTGCAGACCAATCTGGCGACGGACGTGAAGATGTTGGTGGGCTGGGCGACGTGCAGCAGCCGGGACTGGAAGGACACGCCGGGCATGGCGCAGGAAGGCATGGAGACATCCGGCAAGTTCCGCAACCGGATAGACCAGTTGCCGCGGCAGGCGATGCACTTAACGCCTGGTCAGACTTCGACATCCTCCCATGCCTCGACGGGAAATGCCGACGAGTCGAGCGCGGCGTCTTCCCGCTCGTCCAATCGCGGAAGCCTCAACCCGGCGCACAGTCGCTGGCTGATGGGCTACCCAGCGGCCTGGTGCCAAGCGGCGATCCGAGCCTATCGGAAGTCCAGGCGACAGCGGAAGCGCGCGTCATGAGGCTGCGCGGCTACGGCAACGCCATTGTGCCGCCGCTGGCCGCTGAGTTCATTGCCGCTGCGATGGAGTGCATTGACACATGAAAGGTTTTGACCTGTCCAAGATCGGCCCGGCGGTTCGCTCCCTGAACGCTGGCCTGTTCGCGGCACCGCCGCCGCAAAACCGCGTAGTGGTCGTTTCCCCGGGCCACGCGCCTGCCGTCACCGCCATCATGGCCGGTCAAATCGAGCCGCCCCCATCCAAGAAGACCCGCGGGAAGCGCCAGCCTACCAAGACTGAGGCGGCGGCCATCGAATACCTGAAACGCCTGCCCGACGTCGTGGACGTGCGTTTCAACCCCATGTCTCTGCACCTGGCCAACGGGCACCGCTACACGCCAGACGCCTCGTTTATCCGCTCCGGGGTGCTGCACCTCGTCGAGGTCAAGGGCTCGTATCGCCTCGGTAGCCTCCAGCGCAGCCGACTCGCCTACGACCAGGCCCGCATAGAGTGGCCGATGTTCACCTTCTGGTGGATGGAGCGGCAGAAAGACGGGTCATGGCGGTTCATGGAGTAGGCCGAACGGCGCGAGGCTTCATCCGCGGCCCCGAAATCGCCCTCTCCAGCGCGACCAGCGCCAGCCCGCGGGGCGCCCGCTGCCCGCACGCCCACGACTCGAACGTCCTCCGGCTGATGCCAAGCACGGCCGCCGCCATCCTGTTCGTCATTCTGTGCCGCTCCCGCCACTCCAGCAGCCGCGCCTTCAAGTCGCTGTCCATTTCGGGGCTATACGATACTGCCGTAGACAGGTCAACTCCGCCTCGCATTGTGTTGCTTGACCTTGTAGGCATTTCCCCCTACTACAGTGCCGAAGAGGGAGCGCCAGACCATGCACGTCATCAAGATCGAGATCGACGACCAGGCCAAGACCGACCTTGCCGAATACGCAATGGCCCAGGGCATGACCCTGACCGAGTACTGCACGCGCCTTGTTCTGGCCGCGGCTGGCACCCAGCACCGCGCCGGGGTCGAGGCGGAAGCCCATTCGGCTTGACACGTTTGCTACCCTTTTCGGAGCAGAGCACCAGGACGGAGTGAATCGTGGTGGCACCCAAGGAGCGTCAGAAATGACGCCAGCTGGCCGCCTACGCCGGCGCAATCTCCCGCTGGTGCGACCTGACCGGACACGTCCCCGACATCAGCCTCGGCCAGGACAAGACGGCGGTCGAGTTCGACGCCTTCAACCAGCACCTGGACGACCTCGCCGCCGAGGCCAGGCGAGTCAAGGACCTGCGATTCTGACCAACCGAAAGGGCAACAGTGCAACACGAACCGACCAAGCCAGTTTCCACAGCAGTCGCCAAGGCCGCGCTGGTGGGGCATCCGAACGCAAAGCAGATCCTCTCCGTGGTCACCAAGCCAGTGGACAGCGACATTGACCAGTCGGTCGTCGTGAGCGTGGCCGATCCGTACTCTGGCAATCTCGGATCGGCCATGCCTGATCCCGAGATCGAAAGCAGCAGGGTCACGCGCGACGATGCCGTGAAGCTGCTGGCCAGGATAGCCCGGGACCCGCAACTGCAGGCCATCCTTGCGCGTAGGGTGAGACATCCCGAGGAAAGCCTGCGCGAGACCTCACGTGCGCTCAGGCTGCCGATGGGCGTTGTGCAGAGGCGCTGCCAATGGCTGGCCAGGTTCGAGCAGATCGGGCGCCTGTTCCGTGGTCACGGCCGAGTTGCTGATGCTCAGGCCAAGCGGCGCCAGCGGGAGCGTTCAGGACCAGTGCCAACCGTCCGTGATTCGGCCGACAAAGCGAAGAGCGAGTTACGCACATTTGAGAATCTGCACCCCAGCAAGGGACTTTGCGGCGGTGAGAACGCGCAGGTTCGCATCGCG